TGGAGTTAATAACCCCAGAAATACCACCAAGAAGTCCTGTGAAAGCCCCTATAACGAGAGATGCCCCTGTTGAAACGGCTATAACGAGCTGAGATAATCCGCCCGCTACTGCGCCTACAATCTGAGAGATAGCTCCAGCTACAATTGGCAACATAGAGCCAATAGCGTTTGCGATAATAGGTAGTAAAGTGGCTAGACTATCAGTGACCTGTTGTAAGATTTGCACAACAACATCGCCAACGGTTCTTAAAATTTGACTAATGCCATCAGCTTGAGTTCCTGCCAAGGCAAAAGCTGCTCCTACCATTAAAACAGCCGCTCCTAAAGCTAGCCATGTGGTAGGCGGTACCATAGCAATCGCAGCACCAAGTCCCTTGAATGCAATCGCTAGCCCAGTGCCTATACCTTGCGCAACTGTTGATATTGCGGTTCCTAGAGAACTAATGATAGGGGGGATTCCAGACAAAGCAGTTTTAATACCAGCTCCGATACCTTTTGCAGCTGTTGATATGGCTGTACCAGCAGACTTAACGATATTACCCAAGCCGCTGAAGATTTGGCTAATAATGCCACCGCTTCTTCTAGCGCCGTTAGAGGCTTTGTCTGTTCCTTCTTTGGCTTTGTTTCCAAAGAGGCCAAATTTGCTGCCAATTTTATCCAAAAAAGAACCAATGACGCTTTGTCCCGTTAATTTTTCGAATAATTTAAAGCCTCCCCCGACTGCTGCAAAAGTGGCTATCCAGCTTTGCAATCTGCCAGGTTCCATTTTACCGACAACATCAGCAATAGCTTTTGCAAAATTAGACACATGCTTTACAATTCCGCCTACAATAGAGCCAAAGTTTTTCCAACTGCCTCCACTCATAGCGCTAGCTACATTTTTTAACGCTCCCCAAACACTTTTTAAAGCTCCTGAAAAAGCACTAATTGCTCCAGTTTGTTTGAAACCGTCCCAAAATTCTTTGATTTTCGAAACGACAGACGAAATGGATGTTGCAACCCTAGAAATAACCTTCTCGATGTTAATTCCTTCAAGAAATTTCCCGATGTTATTAGCAAACCGAGAAAAATCAACTTTATCCAATTGCTCAGCAATAGATTTAAACGCTCTGATTCCAAATTGATTCACTTTTTCAAAAGCTGGTTGCAATTTGTTGGATAAGCCTTCTCGCATACCGTCGATAGCTTGGTCAACCGTTTTGAACTCAGTTGCCATCTTTTGGAAACTCTTATCATTGCCTGCTTTTTTTACCGCCTCCAAAAAGTCACTGGTTTTAACTCTACCAGCCTGAATATCAGCGACGAGTTCATCAAGATTTTTACCCATAGATTTAGCGACTTTAGCCATACCCGCGGGTGCTTGCTCCAACATTATCCTAAAATCTTGCCATGCAACTGTTGGTCTTCCAACAGCTTGTGTCATTTGTTGACTGATAGACTTCATGGCCTGCTTCGGGTTTTCAGCAGATGCAGCTAAACCGCCAAAAGCTTTTACGAGCTTTCCGGTATCTTTCACACCAACTGCCGCTAACTGTGCATACGTGCTAGCCATATCTGATGCCGAGTAGATTGTTTTAGTTGCATAGTCTTGCATCGCCGTTTTAGCTGCCAAAATTTGTTTTTTTCCAAACCCAATGTCCGCTAAATTGGCGTCAAAAGTTTTCCACGCTTTCGCTGAACTATTCATCTCGCCAAGCATAGAGCCAAGGCCTGATGACACTGTCCTTGTCATTGCTGAGATAGCTTGTCCGGCTAAATTCGCTCCTAACATGGATTTAAACATGGAACTAGCTTTTTGAGACACCGATGAAAAACCGGTTGAACGCTTTTCCAAGCCATCGATTGAACGGATTGCCGATTGTAATGTTTTGCCAAAGGTTTTATCAACAGCTGTCAAAACCGCTTCAACAGAATAAGATTCTCCCATTTAACCTCCTTTCTTTAAAGGTTAGCTTTGAGAAGTAAATCCATACCTTTCTTGTCGTAACCTTCATCAATTTCTTGAGTGATTTTTCGGATTTCTTCCTCATAATCAAAAAAGTCCTTGAATTTTTTATAAACAGGGACTTCTTTTTTATTTTTCTTGCCACCAACAAGTTTTGTTGCCGTAACTTGGTGGTTTATCCAAGCTTGTTTGTGAGCTTTATGTGATTCATCAACAGCCGCTAGTGCTTTGCCTGTCATTAATAAATCATATTCATACAAAGTTAATCGCCCGATTTCATTGATGTCAGTCATGCCAAGGTATCTAATGCAATTAAGCACAATCATCTCAAAGCTTTCTTGAGAAGAATAACTCTTTTTTATATTTGTTACGCTTTGGCTTCCGCCAGGTCTTTTTCCACCTGAGCCATAAACAACTTTGATGCGTTTGATTGACGTAGTTCGTCTAAAACATCATCAAAAAGCTTTTCAATATCTTCAACTTCGTCAATATAGTCGTAAATATCATTCAAACTAGGACGTGGTGGTTCGGTGATTGTACCTGTATAAATTACTTCCGCAAGAGTAACAACGCTGTGGTCGATTAAAAACGGAACGCTAGATTGTAGACCAGCTCCAAATTTAAATCCCTGACGTTCTGCTATATGATTTTTGTCCATCTCGGCAACAAATCGTGTACCAAATTTTACGTTATGAGTTTTACCTTTAATTTCCAATTGCATTATTCTTTCTCCTTTAAAAACTTAAAAATAAAAGACCAGTAATTAACTGGCCTTGTTGATTAACCTTTCGTTGTATCTTTAAATGCGTACTGTACAGCTGCTTTTTGGGCATCTGTTAATGTAGCGAATCCTTTTTGGCCAACACCGTTGATGGCAAATTCCATTTCAATTTCAATATTTTCCTCAGCATTTTTCTTAGCACTGAAGCTTGAGATGTACCCTTGGTAATAAGTCGCTAGGTATTTACCGTTTCCTCTGTTTGTTCCATTTTTATCAATACCCCAAACGTTTGCAAGCTTATTGTCGCTGTCGCCGTTTTTGCTTGTTTCTTCTAAATCAATATCCCAAATTTCTACAAGCTCACCATTCTCCATGGCTTTTTCTAGTTTAGCTGCTAGTACGTCACCTTTAGCTAAAATAGATGTTGCTTTAAAGTCGTACTCCAAAGCCCCCACGGACTGGATAATACCATCTTTAGTTTTTTGTCCATCTACGTCACGGCTTTTACCTACTTCATGCTCTGTTTGAAAAGCAAGTTTAGTTGCTGCCTCACTAGATGCTTCTTTCAACAAACGAAATAACAAGATTGAATGAATCCCTTGTTTTGCTTCTAATTGTGTTTCCATTACTTCCTCCTGTTTTTTTACAGTATTTGGACTATCTTCGTGACTTTTGGTATGAATGTCAGGGGATAATGTTTCTGATTCTGGCATTTCTACCTCCTATCTCAAATTAAATCTAAGTGTGACAATCGCTCGTTTAAGAGGTGTCACAGTTGTTGTGTCATCTAACATTTGAATAGATGATTGACGAGTATTTAATGACCAGCGGAAAACGTCAGAACTCTCTACTGTCAAAGCTTGCGAAAAAATAGCAGATGCCATGTCAGACACCTGCTTTCGTTTTTTCTGCATCCCCCAAACAGACAACATAAGTTCAACAGAACCTTTAATGTCGTCTTTATTTGGAATATACTCCGCATCAGTAGATTCCATTTCCACAAATGGATATGGAACTTCAGTCATCGGTTTATAATCGTAAACTGTAAAGCCTAAAGACTGGATGCGTTTAAACATTTCATCAAAAATAGACTGATCTCTAGTTTTAATCATTTGACAAGCGCCTCCAAATCTTTTCTAAATTTTACTTTTTGCTCTTTTAGAGCTGGCAAAACAAACGGTTGTTTGCTCATAAGGCGAGTTCCTCTTTCAAGGTAGCCGGCATAATGAGTTCCTGGTTTAACCTTGACACTCAATCCACCATCGCCGATTTGCATGGTAATAGAACGTCTAGTTGCACCTGTTGAATAGCCTTTTGTAAATACCGCTTTATTAATCATTTTCCTTTGAAGCTGCGTCCCATTGTCTCTGACAATCTTCTTGACGGCATCTTTTTTGATAATAAGCTCAAGTTTCTTTTTTAAACCAGCTGTTCCAACTACTTTTAAAGATATATCAGCCACCAATAGAGTCATCTCCTTCCAGATAAAAAACAATAGCGCCAAGCTTATTTGCCTGCGTTTTGTATCTCCTGCCCTCATACTCGCAATAATCAAATGCTTTTGTATAAGGCTGCTTTAGGTAGATAACTTTACGATCCTTTTGATAATCTCCAAAAATCTGTACGGACTTTTCCATGCCCATGTCCATCACAAAACAAGGTTTTGTGATACTTATGACCTCTGTGTGCGTATACTCACCTAAATCGGGATTGTATTGCTCATCCGTCGTTTTAACAAATGTAACTCTATCTGCATATCTCATAAAAAGTACAGTCCCCCTTTACGAGATTTGTCTTTGATTAAATTAAGCTTTGTCATAATCATGGCATCGTAGGGTTCAAACTCATTCAAATGGTCGTAGTAGGTTGTTTTATGACCTTCCACTTCCTCTGTTTTGGCACGCTCTGAACCTCTACGGTTAAAACGAGCAATCAGACAATCTTCCAAGACAAAAGAAAAAGCATTGTCAATTTCTAACACGCCATAATTTGCTTTGAAGTGGTCTGTAATACGATTTAGCAACATCTCCAACAACTGGTCTTGATTGTCGTCCTCAATGCCTAAATCGAGCTTGACATTTTTTACAATGCTAAATGTGTTTACATTTGCCATAAACACCTCCGTTAAATGTTAGCTTTTAAAAGCTCCAACAATTCCGCCTTTTTAAGCTTAGAATCGTGCTCAATGCCCAATTCGTCAAGTTTTGCCTTGATTTCATCGCTTTTGAGTTTATCTAGGTCAACTTCTTCGACAGTATCCAGTTTAGGAGTATTTCCGGCCAAGTAACCATTGGCTGTCAATTCCTCGATACGATCTCCTTTGTAATCATCGCCTACATAATAAGCATTAGTCGTCACTTTATCTCTAAAAGTCTTAATAACTTTGGCCATAAAGCACCTCCTTATGCATCTTGCAAGCCATTAATAATATGTACTTCTTCCAAGCGTTCAAATGATGGCAAGGCAATCATAGATACCTTGGTTTGGACGTTTACTGGATCAGTTGTCTTGGTTGTTGTGATTGCGATACCAGTTTCGACAATTGAGACATTTGCATCTGTCGCTTCACCACCAAGCAAGTCTGACTGTTCTGGAGTTGTGCCAAATACAGTGTAGCCAAGGTTGCCGTTAGGTACTAATGTTGCAAAACCATCTGGGAAGTATTTACGAGATTCACCATCATCACCAACAAACATGCCATCTTTTAGGATGACTTTGATTTGTAGTTCATCTTCAAGATATGTGTTTAGGTCACGTTTAGTAACCGCTGCCCCATTTGGTGCCATAGGCTTCACGACATCTAAGGTGCTCTCTGCGTTTTTAATCAAACTAAATGTCTTAGAGTTCATGATGATAGCTTCTGGCACAAAACCACGCTCTGCCATTTTTTCGATAGCCTTTTCAATGTCTTTAAGTGGTGTAGCTGTTCCTGCGCTATCCCATTTGGCGTCTGGTTTGGTCGTTTGATCTTCGGCCAATCCATAGTCGATGTCTTTCATCACGCCGTTAGACTGGATATGGATTTTACCTTTTGATAGTACTTCCATGCGCATTGCTTCAAGGCGTGCTTTAGCACCTGCAATAAGCGTAGCCTGGTCATTGTAGATAGATGCCAAGATGGTGTCGATAAGTTCGTTATTTTTAGTTTGAGACAAAATGTTAAGTTGTTGACGATCTGCCTCTTTAACAGACATAGCTTCCTTGAAAAATGGCATTTTTTCGTCAAGCAATTCAACAGCCATGCGGTCACGTAGAGGCACCTTAGTGTCAAAAGCGGCCGCTTTAAGAGTAACCGGTTTTCCTGCTGCACCTTTAATAAATGACAACTTAAGGCCCAGTTGTTGTTTTGGCGGGAATGCTTTTTCTCCCAATGTATTTTCAACATTTTCGTTTTTAGCGTTATAAAAACCTTTGATATTTTCCGATGTGATAATTTCGTGGATCAATGCCATGTTTATTTACCTCCTTTGATAAAGACAATGTGTGGTAGTACTTCTTCCAAATCATCATAATTTTCCGCAACAGATGAATCAGCAAGCTTGTCTGCATTGATAGTCCCACGATAAACACAGGAACCGACTGCATCGCCATTTGTTAAATCGACATCTGTAAGTAAAATACCATCGACATATTCTTTTGTAGAGACTTCTTCATTTGTCACGGTTTCTACTTTCTGTTTGCGGTCTTCAAAAATGGATTTATCTTTGCCTGCCAAAATTGTTCCAGCTGGAACAACTTTCTTGCCGATTTTGTTTGAATCCAAAGTTACTGAAATAGCTTCATAGTCGAGATTGTGTAGAATCTCTTTAGATGTTGTTACTTTACGTTTGTTCATAATTTCCTCCTAAAAAAGCTTGGTGCTTTGTTGTGCTGCCTTACTAGCCAAGTTAGCACCGTAATTGGTTTGTTTTGCGATACCACCGCCTGTTGACGGAGTGGTCTGGCGTACAAGAGCCTTGCGGTCATCAGCGATAACTTTAGCAAATGCGTTTGCTAGCGTTGTTACATTTGCTTTTGTTTGTTCTGCGTCCAAAGTCACAACTAAACCAAGTACGTCATCGTTGACGTTGATTTCAGATTCTGCAAACATTTGACGAGCTACTGCTGTTAACTCATTGCGTGTCTTATCGTTTTTTAGCTCTTGCAATTCGTCTAACAGCTTCTGCTTTTCATAGTCTGCTTTTTCTTTCTCGTTCATCTTAGCCATTTTTTTGGCTTCCGATTTCTCAGCTTCTTGTTCTGACTTCCACTTCGCAAACTTTTTGTCGATAATAGCGTCCACATCTGCATCTGTATACTTTTTTTCGTCTTGCGGTTGTTTTGCTTCAGGTACCACTTGCTCTTCAACCGTCTCAACTACTTGTGTTTCTTCTGCCATGATTGGCACCTCCTATGTTTTAAATCGTCCCCGATTATTAATTCCATAGCTTTTATCGTCGTCAATGCTTGGACATAATAAAAAAACCGTATTCCTACGACTTAGTTTGATTCTAAAGGGGTCGAATTCGACCAGTTTAAAATTTATTTTCGCCACTTCCGCTTATAATTTTGCTTGATGTGATTAACATCATCACCAATTGACTTAATAGCTAATTGGTTATCTAAAATCGTATTTTTAGCAGTTACAAACTCTCTATTTATTGCTTGGGTGTTTTGTTGTATAATCGCTCTCAGCTCTGCAATTCGTCTGTTTTGATTTCTAAGAGCTTTTGCTTGCATAGCATTTTCTGCAACAAGCATCACAACTGCTGTTTCTAACTTACGTTTTTTCTTGATGCGTTTATTCATATTTATTCCCCTTTGTACAACCAGCTAAAATCATTATCCTGCAATACTTGATACAAAATCAGACCAATGCGGTTAGCTTGATCCTCTTCGTGGTTAGTATAGCCTGCCTCAACTAAAATTCCATGAACAATTTCGTGGATAAGTGTTTGATCTTCGAGCTGCTCGGTTAATGAGTCATCTAGTTTAATTTGTTGTGTTTTGTAGTGTATAAGACCCCAATTGCCATCTTTGCCTTACAGGTCCGATGCCTTTTCAACAGAGTATGTCAACCATCCGATTTTTACGCTTTCCATACCTGGTTTACTTTCACGATTCATGTTTCCTCCTGTTTTTGGGTACAAAAAAAGACGGGCGACCACAGTCTTCCGTCTATAATAATATGTTTTTATTTTGATAATAAATTACGCTTTCTAACCT